TGGCCCACAGGGTGCTCAAGGAGCAACTGGCCCACAGGGTGCACAAGGCGCAACTGGTCCTCAAGGTGCTCAAGGTGCGACTGGTCCACAAGGTATTCAAGGTGCTCAAGGTGCCGCAGGTCCTCAAGGTGCTCAAGGTGCTACAGGTCCTCAAGGTTTACAAGGAGCCCAAGGTGCTACAGGCCCACAGGGTCCAACAGGTCCTACTGGTCCCCCAGGAGCACCAGGAGGTACAGGTCCTCAAGGTGCTCAAGGTGCACAAGGTGCAACTGGCCCACAAGGTCTACAGGGTGCCCAAGGTGCAACAGGCCCAACAGGTCCTCCAGGACCAACAGGTCCTCAAGGTGCTCAAGGTGCTCCTGGTCCAACAGGACCTACTGGCCCACAAGGTCCTCCAGGACCTCCAGGACCAACAGGCCCACAGGGTGCTCAAGGAGCCCCAGGACCAACAGGCCCACAGGGTGCTCAAGGTGCTACAGGCCCAGGTGGTCCCCCAGGACCTCCAGGACCAACAGGTCCTCAAGGTGCTCAAGGTGCCCCAGGTCCAACAGGTCCAACAGGTCCTACAGGCCCAACAGGTCCTCCAGGACCCCCAGGACCAACAGGCCCACAGGGTCCTACAGGTCCCCCAGGACCAGTAGCAGGTTCAGCTAACCAAGTAGTATACAAGGATGGCTCTAACAATCCAGCAGGTAGTGCTAATATGACATTTGACGGTACTACTTTAACAGTAGCAGCGTTAGTAGAATCTTCAGCCCTAAAATACAAGAAAGATATTATTCCAATTACAGGTTCACTAAAAGGTGTACATGGAATGCAAGGTGTATACTTTACACGTAAAGAAGATAATTCTAGACAAATTGGTTTTATAGCTGATGAAATATTTGAAACTTACCCAGAATTAGTTCAACTAAAAGAAGGAGAAGTAGATAGTTTACAATACCAACGTATAACCGCAATTCTAGTAGAAGCTGTAAAAGAACTTGATGAACGTTTAAGAAAACTTGAAGGAAAGTAATTATGGCTACTTTACAAAATTCTATAATAGGAAGTCAATATGTAGGCTGCCGTAACAGCGGCCTACAGTTTGGCTGTTGTTCTATGGCATCTGCTGGGATATATGCTTTTAATAATGTATCTTTTGGAGTTTGTACTCTTAGAAATTTAACTACTGGAGACTATAATGTAGCTGTAGGTTATAAAGCTTTAAATGGCGCCACCTCAGGAAATGGTAATACTGCTGTAGGATATTTAGCTGGATGTACAACAACAACAGGTAACTGTAATACATTTTTAGGTTATAAAACCTATCTAAATTCTACAGCTGGAGCCTGTAGTAAAAATACTGCTATAGGAGTATGCACTCTAAGAAGTTTAACAGGAAATAATAATACTGCTATTGGATTTTGTGCCCAAACTACAACAGGTACTAATTATAATAGTAATAATACAGCTATAGGATTTAAAGCGGGATTTCAAACTGTTGAGGATAATAATGTTACTATTGGAAGTTGTACAATAGCATATGGTAAATCTGTAATTATAGGATGTGGTCGTTGCAATGAAAATTATGGTAAAAAAACTGCTATAGGATTTTCAGGTGGGGGTTATGGAGGAGGAAACAAGAGTATAGCTTTAGGATATAAAACATGTGCCCGAGGTACATATAATATAGCTATTGGGGCTTGTATTAACCAAAATAATAGTTACCACATACAATGGGGTAATTCAAGTAACAGTGTAAAAAACTGTATTTGGCCTACCTGGACTTCACCTTCAGATCAAAGAGATAAAGCTAATATTCAAAGTTTAAATTCTAAATATGGTATAGAATTTATAAAAAAATTAAAATCTAAAACTTTTAATTGGGATAACCGAGAAACATATGTTAGAGAATGTGGCTTTGAATTTGGTCAAAAAGATGGTACATTATCTAATTCTGAAGAAAGATATGGTTTTATAGCTCAAGAAATTAAAGAAACTATAGATGAATTAGGGATTAGATTTGATGCTCTAGGAGGTGAAAAAAATGATGCTTATCGTTTAGCATCTGGTGCTTTTATAGCCCCTATGATTAAAACAATTCAAGAAATTTCTGAACGTTTAGAATTGTTAGATGAAGAAGTAACTAAATTAGAAACACTATAAAAAATGGCAACTTTAGCAAGTTTAAGTATTAATAACAATAGAATATGCCGTGGTGGTTCTACTGAAGGAACACTTGGTTTTGGAATTTGTGCTTTACAATCTACTAATGGTGGTAATATTAGAAATACTGCTTTTGCTAGTGCTTTACAAAGTCCAAGTTTATCTAGTTGTTACAATACAGCTATAGGTGTTTTAGCAGGTTGTGCTAATACTAGTGGTCAACAAAATACTTCTGTAGGACATTATGCTGGTAGAGCTATAACAACCCCTTATCAAAATAATGCCTTAGGATTTAAAGCTTTATGCAGTCAAACTACAGGATGTAGACAAATTGCTTTAGGAGCTTGTGCTATGTATAATAGTTGTACTGGAAATGCTAGTATAGGTGTAGGATTTAAAGCTCTGACAGGTAATGCTAACTGCTCTATAGCTATAGGAGCTTATGCCCAAGCCCTAGGAAATAGATCAGTTGCTATAGGATATGATGCACAGGCTAATGGTAATAATTCCGTAGCAATAGGATCTAAAGCTCAAACTAATGAAGATGATAATGTCTCTATAGGATATAATACCAAAGCTAACGGTATTTGTAACATAGCTATTGGATATAATACTAACGTAGGAGGTTATTCAAATGTAATTGTTATAGCACCTAACACTACTATTTATCGTTCTAATGCCATTTATATGGGTAATGCTACTCATGGCATATATAACTGTGTTTATGTAGACTGGACTTATTGTTCAGATCGTAATGAAAAAACTAACATTGAAACCTTATCTTACAATTTTGGTTTACCTTTAATTAAAAAATTACGCCCTGTAAAATTTAATTGGGATATTAGAGAAAAATATGTTCAAAAATGTGGGTTTGAATTTGGGCAAAAGGATGGTACATTAGTTCAAGAAAAAGAAAACTATGGATTAATAGCTCAAGAATTAGAACAAGCTTTAAAAGAACTTAATTTAAGATTTGATGCTCTAAAAGTTAAACCTACTAAATATCAAATATCTGAAACTCATTTATTAGCTCCTTTAGTAAAATCTATTCAACAATTATCTAATAAACTTGATATTATTAAAGAAAGACTAACCGTTTTAGAAACCAATTAATTATGGCTACACTCTTATCAAACACATATGTCTACCCTTTACCATCTGGAGGTTGTAAAATTTGTATAGCACCTAATAGTACTGCTGTTATAGGTCGTGGTGTATTAGGAGGTACAGGAGGATGTGCTCAGCAAACTGCTAGTAAAAATACTGCTTTTGGATTTAGAATAGCTAATTATGGAAACGCTAGCAATCTAAAAAACTCAGTATTAATAGGATATAATGTAGCCCAAGGCTTTGGTAATTCAGCTGCTTGTAATGCTTCATGTGGTAATACTTTAATTGGTTCTAAATCAGGATACGATGTGAGATCAGGATCTAGTGGAACTTATTGTGGTCTTCGTAATACTTTTTTTGGTCATAGAACAGGTTGGCAAAATCAATTTGGTGATCATAATATTGCTATAGGTCCTTTTGCATTTTTTTCTCAAGGCAACCGTTCATCTTATAATATAGCTATGGGTGATGTTGCTTTACGTGGTTACAGCTCTACTGGAGATAAAAATATAGCTATAGGATGTCAAGCTTATCAAGGTGCCTCTAGTGACTGCTGTGAAAATATTTTTATAGGGGTTTGTTCTGGTAGATATACTCAATATCGTTGTAGATTAACAGCTATTGGATTTAGATCATCATCTGGTGGAGGAACTCAAAATGATAAAGGAATATCTATTGGAGCTTATAGCAGTGTAAGTGGTATTTGTTCTACTGTTATAGGAAGAGGTGCTACTGGAGGTGATAATGCTAACAAAATATCTATAACAGTAAACTGCTGCCCATCCGCTACAGCTCACCATACTCTTATAGGTAATTCTAACCATACTAAAGCTTATATACAATATCGATGGACAAACGTTTCAGACTGTCGTGATAAAACAAATATTAAACCATTATCCCCAAATTTAGGTTTACCATTTATTAAAAAACTCAACCCAGTTAAATTCAATTGGGATAAAAGAGATAAATATGTTCAACAATGTGGTTTTGAATGGGGTCAAAAAGATGGTACCTTAGTAGAAACAGAAGAACAATATGGTTTTATAGCTCAAGAAATTGAAGAAGCACTAAATGAACTAAATGTTAAATTTGAAGCTCTGGGAAAACGTACCTCTGAACATGATAAAAATGTTCAAGTATATGATTTAACTTATTTAGAGTTAGTTTCTCCTATGGTTCAATCTTTAAAAGATCTTATAGAAGATTTAGAAAATACTGAAGCAAGATTGGAAGTATTAAAATCTTAATGTATATTATATATAATTAATAGTTATACTACTTTTATGGTTAAAAAAGTTTTTTATAATAGCTCTCTCCCGAGATCAGGTTCTACTCTTATACAAAATATTTTGGCTCAAAATCCCAAAATATATTCAAGTCCTACTTCTGGACTTTTTGGATTTGTAGATGCAACCCGAACCATATACTCTAGTTCTCCTGAATTTAAAGCTCAAGATGAAAAAGAAATGGAGAAAGCTTATAAAGGCTTTCTTAAATCTGGGATTTATGGGTATTATAACTCCATTACAGATTGTCCCTATGTTATAGATAAGAGTCGAGCTTGGAAATCTGAAACTGAATTTATTAAATTTTTTGATCCTAACCCTAAAGTTATTTGCATGGTTAGAGATTTAAGAGGAGTATTTGCATCCCTAGAAAAAAAATATCGCAAAAACCCTCAATTAAACCTAGGCACAGCAGATTGGAGTATTTTAAGAGGTACTCATTCTAATAAACGTATTGAATGGTTTTCTAATAATGCTCCTATTGGTCCTGCAGTTGATAGACTATATGATAGTATTTTAATGGGCACTCATGAAAATGTTCTATTTATTCGTTATGAAGATCTTACCCAAAACCCGGTAAAGGAATTAAAACGAATTTATAGTTATTTTGAACTACCCTATTTTGAACATGATTTTGATAATGTAGAACAACTTACCTATGAAGATGATTCAGTTCATGGTGTGTTTGGAGATCATATTATTAGAAAAAAAGTAGAATATAAAGAACCTGACTTTAAAGAAGTATTAGGTGAAAAAGGGTGTGAGATGATTGTAGAAGCTTACCCATGGTTTTATGAATTATTTGAATACGAAAAATGAAAGTAGGTTCTCAAGTAGATGTGGTTGAAGAACAACCCAAAGAAAAATATGTAGTTTGGCATATTGAAGGGGGTTTAGGTAAAAATATAGCAGCTACCTCACTATTATCTTCTATATCTAAAAAACACTCTGATAGAAAATTTATTATAGTAGCTTCTTACCCAGAAATTTTCTTAAATTTTCCTGAAATTCATCGTGTATATAATGCAAGTTCTACTCCTTATTTTTATCAAGATTATATTGAAGGAAAAGATACTATAGTATATAGACAAGAAGGATATTACCAAAATGGTCACATCAATAAAGAACATCATTTAATTCAAAGCTGGTGTGAACTCCTAGATCTAGAATACACTAAACAAACCCCAGTTATTCTACCTAATATGGTTCAAGCTAATTTGATGAATAAATGGGTAAGAAATAGACCAGTAATGGTTATACAAACTAATGGAGGTCCTTTACAAGATCATAAACCTTATAGTTGGACTCGTGATATTCCTCCTTATATAGCACAAGAATTAGTTAATTATTTTTCTCAAGACTATCATATAATCCAAATTTGCAGAAATGAATCTCAAGTAATTCCAGGTACTGAAGCTATATTCCAACCTTTAAGTAATTTTGATTTAATTTCTATTCTAGCAGTATCCGAAAAACGAATTCTTATTGATTCTTCTTTACAACATGCCGCTTCTGCTTTAAATCTACCCTCTACAGTTTTATGGGTTGGTACTTCATATAAAATTTTTGGATATGATCTACATACTAATATTGTAGCAAATCCACCAAAACATAAACCTAAACTTATAGATTCTTATTTATTTGATTATAATTTTGAAGGATGGGCTGAACAGTGTCCTTATGATAGTCCTTTAGAAATGTTTGACTTAGAAAAAATTATTAAATCTACCATAAATTCTTAACCTATGGAAATAAAACCAATTATCCCAGTCCCTTCACATATTAACCAAACTAACTATTATTGGTTCAAAGAAGGTTTAGATTTAATTGATGTACAAAAAGTAGAAGACTTAGCTGATACTTATCCATATACAAAAGGTACTATTGTAGGTAATGATGAGATTGTAGAATCTATAAGAAAAAGTAAAATTAAATGGCTTCATCCTAATGATGACAGTAGTTGGCTTTATGATAAAATCCTTAACATGGTTGTTGAAGCTAATCAGTCTATGTGGAACTTTAATCTCTATTCAGTAATTGACTCAATTCAATATACAGTATATTCTGAAGGTGGGGGTCATTATGATTGGCACATGGATATTGGTCCCGGATCTATTAGTCATAGAAAAGTATCTATTGTAACTCAACTTTCAGATCCTAGTGAATATGAAGGGGGTGATTTAGAACTATGGTATGGTGGTGGAACAATACAAATTCCTAAACATAAAGGTTTAACAGTTATATTCCCAAGTTTTTCAATGCACCGTGTAACACCAATTACTAAAGGTACTAGAAAAAGTTTAGTTTTGTGGGTAGGTGGTGAACATTACAAATAATTTTAATTATGCAACTTTCAGCTTTTATTATTGATGATTTTTATAGTGATGTAGATGAATTAAGAGAATTTGCTCTACAACAAGATTTTGGAGTTAAAGGAAACTACCCAGGTAATCGAACCCACTCTTTTTTAAATGATTCTATCAAAGAAACTATTGAAATGATAGTTTCTCCATACTATGGAAAAGTAACATATTGGTCTGAACAGCAATATACAGGTGCTTTCCAATATACTACATCTCGTGATCGTAGTTGGATTCATGCTGATCAAACTACTAAATGGGCAGGTGTTTGTTATTTAACCCCAGATGCTCCTCTAAGTGCTGGTACTGCTTTATATAAACATAAAGCTACAGGTTTATCAATGGCACCTAGAAAAGAGGATGGAAGTTATAATTTAGAACTTTTGTCTATTATTAATAAAGATTCTCAAGATATGACCAAATGGGAGTTAGTTGATAGATTAGGTAACAAATACAATCGTTTAGTACTTTATAGAGGTGACCATTTCCATATGTCTATGGATTATTTTGGTAGTGATCTTTATGATGGTAGATTATTTCAAACATTTTTCTTTGATACTGAAAGATAAAATATGCTGGTTGTAAAAAAACCTAGTGCTATTCTTTATAATTGGCATCAACAAGGTACTTTTGAACTTGTATCTGATGTATATTTTCAAGAATCACTAGAAGAAAAAGTTATAGTTTATTCTTTACCTTATACAGGTGATGTAGAGAGTGATTTTGCTCTTTACAAACCTGATCTTGTCATTTATACCCAAGACAATATAAACATAACTAATAAATTCCTACAAGCTAAATCTTTTAAATATACTCAATACCCAGCTGATAATATCTTAGCCAATGATATTGTCTGTCAGTCCACTTTTAGAAACAGTATTAATATCCAACCTAGATTTTCTATATTCACCCCAGCTTATAAAACTGGAGAACGTATCAATCGAACTTATGAAAGTTTAAAAAAACAAACTTTTACAGATTGGGAATGGGTAGTTTTAGATGATTCACCTGATGACACTACTTGGAATATTTTACAAGATTTAGCTAAAACTGATTTTAGAGTTAAACCACATAAACTTTATCCTTTAACCGGTGGTAATGTTGGGTTAGCTAAAAATAGAGTAGCCTCTTTATGTAATGGTGATTGGTTAGTGGAACTAGACCATGATGATACTTTAATTAGTACTTGTTTAGAAGAATGTAACAAAGCATCCTTACAATTTCCTGATGCTGGATTTATGTATAGTGACGTTTGTGAGCTCTATGAAGATGGTACCATGAGACACTATGACCACAACTGGTCAGGTGATTGGTATGCTCGTCATGATAATTATTTTGATTTTGGGTACGCCGGACATACTTGGGTTGAGGCTGATGATAATTTGTATTTAAATCACCATTATCCCGATATTAACCCGCTGTCCATCCGATTTAACATAAGTATGCCGAACCATGTAAGAGTATGGCGTAAAGACGTGTATAATCAAATAGGAGGGCATAGTAAATATTTTCCTGTTGCTGATGATTATGAACTTATAGTAAGAACATTTTTACATACTAAAATAGTTCATATTAAAAAAATGCTTTACCTACAGTGGAATAATCACAATAGCACAGTAGATAATAATGTTAAAGATATCAACAGAAGAGCAAGACTTATACGAGATCATTATGATACCCAAATTCATGATCGTATATTATCATTAGGTAAACAAGACTGGAACTGGGATAATGGATTAGGGCATTCTCAAAAATTCCAAAACAACACCCCTATAAGAAAGTACTTTGAAGAAGAACAAGTTTTAAACTACATATATGAATAAACATTCAGAACTCACTAAATTAAAAGGTAAGTATAATTTATCTAAACCATTTCCTCATATTGTTATTGATAATTTTGTTGATCCTACTCTACTAAAAGATATAATTAATGAATTTAACAACTATCAATTTTTTGGTCATGACCCTAAATCTACTAAATATCAGGTAAAAAAACTTTTTAGTCCTTATAGTGCTGAAAACTTAGAGGAAATGCCTTCTAAAACTAAGGAATTAATTGATTATTTTAATTCTAAAAAATTTATTTCTTATCTTGAAAAATTAACAGGTATTAAAGAATTAACAGCTGATCCTACACTATTAGGAGCTGGAATGCATCGTATTAAATCTGGTGGTAAACTTTCAGTTCACGCTGATTCAAGTAAACATGCTAAAACTGGATTATATAGAAGAATTAACTTACTTCTTTACTTAAATAAAGATTGGAACCCAGATTGGGGTGGGAGTTTACAGTTATATGATAAAGACATGAATCTACAGTCTGAAATTCAACCTATTTTTAACAGAGCTGTTATTTTTAACACCACTAAAGACAGTTACCATGGTCATCCTCATGAACTTAACACTCCAGAAGAAATATATAGAGACTCTATAGCTTTATATTATTATACAAAAGATATGCCAGCTGAAGAAAAAGCTGAAGTTACTTCAGCTGTATGGAAAGAATTACCTAAAACTCAAAATTTAATGAAAAATAGACCTACTATTGTATTTGCTACAATGTGTAAAAATGAGGAACATTGTATTTTAGAAACTCTAAAATCAGTTGCTCCTTACATTGACTACTGGATTGTATGTGATACTGGTTCTACTGATAAAACTGTAGAGTTAGTTAAAAATTTCTTTGCTGAAAAAGGCATACCAGGTGAATTACATGAAGACTCTTGGGTAGGTTTTGATCATAATAAAACTCTTATGATTCAAAGAGCTAAAGGTAAAGCTGATTATATAATGCATCTAGACGCAGATGATCAACTAGTAGGAAAATTTAAATTTACTCATGAAGAAGCAGGTAAAGATACATATCATATTCCTGTAAGAAGAGGTGGAGCTGAATGGAAAGCCTTAATTTTATTTAAAGCAGATTACACTTGGAAATTTTGTGGTGTAGCTCATACTACTATTAAAGCACTTGAAATCCCTTCATACAATACAGGTGATTTATCCCACTATGGTTACTACATCTCAGGTGAGGGTATTGGTTCAAGAGCATTTGACCCTAAAAAATACCTATATGATGCTGAACGTTTACAAAAACAATTCTGGGACACACTAATTTCAGACCCTGATGGATTAAATAATCGTTCTATCTTCTATACAGCTCAAAGTTATATGGATTATGGAATGTATAAAGAAGGTTTACAATGGAATCGTTTATATCTTAAAGTAAGAGATAATTGGATTGAAGAAAAATTTGAAGCTCAAATGAGAGTATCTCAATGCTTAATGGCTTTAGGAGCAGACTTAAATGAAATTATCTATGAAATGGATAAAGCTATTGAAATATTCCCTGACAGATCTGAACCTTATGTTCATTTAGGCAGATATCTTAATCAAAAAGGTCAACATGAACTAGCCTATAAGTATTTAAAACAAGCAACCCGTAATAATATAGCTAATGCAAAAACTAAGTATGTTTTGTTTGTTAATCAATATTGTTATGGAAAGTACATTAATGATGAACTTTCAGTAGCTTGTTATTGGACTAATAAATTTGAAGAAGGACTAAATTACTTAAAGCAAATTATTAATGATCCTGAATTTGAGTCTCAACAAGAAAGGCTAACTACTAATCTTCAACATTTTAATGATAGATTAAATGGAAACTAAAACTTTGATTATAGGAGGAGGCATAACTGGATTATCAGCTGCTTCTTTCTTACCTCATTCAGATTATTTAGTTTTAGAAAAAGACTCTATACCTGGTGGTTATTGTAAAACCACTATTAGAGGAGATTATACCTGGGATTACTCAGGACATTTCTTTCATTTTAATAACCCAGAAATTAAAGACTATATTTTAGTGAATGTAGAATCTAAAATACTGCATGTCACTAAAATAACAGATATAGATTATAAAGGAAATATTATAGATTTTCCATTTCAATTTAATATTGATCAGTTACCTGAAGAAGAATATAAAGAATGTTTAGAAGATTTAAATAATCTAGGAGAAACGGATTTATCTACTTTTAAATCATTTGTAAGGTCTACTTTGGGTAAAGGTATTTGTGATAAATTTATAATTCCTTATAATGAAAAGTTGTATGCTTGTGACCTGAATGAGTTAGAGTATGATTCAATGGGTAGATTCTTTCCCAAAAGTAAATCTAAATCATACAATGACACATTTATTTATCCTAAAGGGGGCAGTTATGAATATATTAAGTCTGTTCTTAAAAGATTAAATACTAATAAAATCTTACTTAATACTGAATTAATTAGTTTAGATTTAGAAAATAAAATAGCTAAAACTAACAGAGGAGATATTAAATTTGAACAACTAATTAGTACTTTACCATTTAATAAAATTAATCCTGACTCTAGATTATCAGCAAATAAAGTAGCTGTATTTAATTTAGGATTTAATAAAGGTACCCCTATTAAAACTCACTGGAGATATTTTCCAGGTAATGAAGTCTTCTATAGAGTAGGATTTTACAACAACATCTTAGGTCAAGAAAAACTAAGTTTATATGTTGAAATTGGAGCTAAAGCAGATACTAAATTAGATAAAACTAGTCTTCTAAAGCAAGTTCTTATAGATTTAAAAAATTCAAATATTATTGATACTCATGAATTAGTTGATTATCAATTTTTAGTTATGAACCCAGCATATGTTCATATAACTAAAGATTCTAAAAAAATCTATAAGGAATGGTGTCAAAAATATAACCCACAAGGAATCTATTCTATTGGTAGATATGGTTCATGGACTTACTGTTCTATTGAAGACAATATTATAGAAGCTAAACAAACAGTCAAAATTTTAAACAATTAATTAATATTTATAACATATGGAAACAAAAGTTTTAACACAAGAAGAGCTAACACAGCTTAAGTCTCTTAGAGAACAACAAAATAATCTTTTAATGGATTTGGGTTCAATCGAATATCGAATGGCTTTATTAGATCATTCTAAAAATGAATTAAAAGCTCAAGTAATTGAACTTGAAAAAATGAACAATGAATTAGGAGCTCAATTAACTGAAAAGTATGGTAATGGCACTCTTAATTTAGAGACTGGAGAAATTACTGTTGGGTAATATCCCTCAACATTTAGTTATATTTAAGGGTTTTATAAATATTTTTGAAAAAATTTTACATATTTATAATAAAACTAAAAATATAACTTTGCAATGGCAGAAACTTTAATTTCACCAGGAGTATTAGCTAGAGAAAATGATCAATCATTTATCACCCAGCAGCCAGTAACTGTAGGCGCAGCTATTATTGGTCCTACTCCTAAAGGCCCTGTAGAAATCCCTACTGTAGTTACTACATACTCAGACTACCTAAATAAATTTGGTGGAGCTTTCTTAAGTGGAGGTCAAGAATACAGCTATTTAACTCAAATTGCGGCTTACAACTATTTCCAACAAGGTGGAGAAAGCTTATTAGTAGCTAGAGTAGCTTCAGGATCATTCTCTCCTGCTTCTTCTTCTGGTATTGTTAATAGTTTAGCTGGAAGTGCTGGTACTTTAGCTTCATTATCTTTTAGTGGTAGTGATTGGAACGGATTTGTAGCATATTCTGGTGGTCCATCTGTGACAGGTTCAAACACTGCTCTTGCTCTTAATATAGGTAATAACACTTATTACTTAGGAGCTTCTACTTTTAATGGTATTAATAATGAATATGATTACAGATACTTTAATGTTAATGGTACATCTAACTGGACATCAGGTTCATACTTCACTGCTCTAGCCGCTGGTATTAATACATGGCCTGAATTATTTACGTTTGTTTCTGCTTCATATAACACTACAACTAACGTATTTACTTTATCAAGTTCTCCAAGCTTATCTCCTCTTAATACTCAAGCTAATGGTTGGGAGTTATTTTATGGTGGATATATTGGTTGGGCTACTAGCTCATACAGTGGTTCAGCAGGTGTATTAGCAGGTGGTACTAACGGCACATTTAGTGAAGCCCTTATATTAAAAACTATCTCTGAAGGTACTATTATAAACAGTGCTGGTGCTGCTGGTTCAAATGGCACTTTAGTAAATGGTACATCAGATAATGTAAGGTGGCAAATTGTAGCTCCTGACACATCTTCAGGTACATTTACTCTTTTAGTTAGACAAGGTGATGATACAGCTACAGAGCCTGCTGTTCTAGAAACATGGACTAATGTGTCATTAGATCCAACTCAACCAAACTTTATCTCTAGAGTAATTGGTGATAGCTACCAAACTTATAACCAAGCTGAAAACTATGTTGAAGTAATTGGCAACTACCCTAACAATTCAAGATATGTTTATGTAAGTTCTATTAATTATCCTACACCAAATTACTTTGATAATAATGGCACAGCTAAAGCTCAATACACGTCTTCTATTCCATTAGCAGCTAGTGGTGCATTTGGTGGAGCTGAAGGTGATCTATTCTATGGTGGTGGTGCTAAATTCTATGATGCTATTACAGGTACTACAAACCTACAGGGCATTGATGCTACTGACTATGATGATATGATTGCTTTAATGGCCAATCAGGATGATTATAAATTTAATGTAATTACTGTCCCTGGTCTTAATTTAACAGATAATACAACTCAATTAACAGCTTTAGCTAACACAGTTCAGTCTAGAGGAGATGCAATTGCAGTATTAGATCCTGTACCTTATGGTTCAAGTGTAGGTCAAGCTACTACAGCAGCTTCAGCAATTAATAATTCATATGCTACTACTTACTGGCCATGGTTACAAACAATTGATCCAGGTACTGGTCAATTAGTGTGGGTACCAGCCGCTACTATGATTCCAGCTGTATATGCGTTTACTGATAGTGTAAGTGAGCCTTGGTTTGCCCCTGCAGGTATTAACAGAGGTGGTTTAGATACAGTTGTAAGAGCTGAAAGAAAGCTTTCACAAACAAATCGTAACGATCTATATGTGGGTAATGTAAACCCAATCGCAACATTCCCCGGTACTGGAGTTGTAGTATACGGTCAGAAAACTCTACAGAAAAAAGCATCTGCACTTGATCGTGTAAACGTTAGAAGATTGTTAATTGCTCTTAAGTCATATATTTCTCAAGTAGCTAATAACTTAGTGTTTGAACAAAACACAATTGCTACAAGAAACCAATTCTTAAGCCAAGTTAACCCATACCTAGAATCAGTTCAACAACGTCAAGGTTTATACGCGTTTAGAGTAATTATGGATGATTCCAATAACACTCCAGACGTAATTGATAGAAACCAGTTAGTAGGTCAGATTTATCTACAACCAACTAAGACTGCTGAATTCATTTACCTAGACTTCAACATCTTACCAACTGGAGCTACCTTCCCAGCATAAGAATTGTAATTAATAATATTTATAATAAAATAAATAATATAGCAAAATGGCAGTATTAGACCCAAACGAAATATTTTTCACAGCGTTTGAACCAAAACAGGCGAATCGCTTTATCATGTATATTGATGGTATTCCATCTTACACAATTAAAGCAATCGGTGCTGTAACTTTAACTCAAGGAACTGTACCTTTAAACCACATTAACGTTCAACGTTTCGTGAAAGGAAAAACAGTTTGGAACCCAATCCAGTTTACATTATTTGATCCTATCACACCTTCAGGTGCTCAGGCAGTAATGGAATGGGTACGTTTACACCATGAATCAGTAACAGGTAGAGATGGTTACTCAGACTTCTACAAGAAAGATTTAACTTTCGATGTATTAGGACCAGTAGGTGATATCGTTTCTGAATGGGTAATCAAAGGTGCTTTAATCACTGATGCTAACTTTGGTGAATACTCATGGGATACTGTTGATACAGCTATTAACATCACAATGACTGTTCAACCAGATTACTGTGTATTGAATTTCTAATAGAAATTTTAATAGAATTAAATTTGAGCTTGGCTTTACCAAGCTCTTTTTTTATCTTATAACTCAATCTATAAGGGATAGGTTCTTTGACATCTAATACTAAACAAAACTATGGAAATTACATCATTTATTTTAGGTGTAGCTGCAGTCATTACTATACTAATGGTTGTGGTTACGTTTATGAATTTTATGGAAATTAAAAATCTCCAAAAACAAATCAATATTCTTCAAAATATTGATGAAGCAATCAATCGTGATCTTGACATAA